ATGCCGTTTCAAAAGCAGATAAAAGAGGAAAGCGTAATGCTTTTATAAAAGGTTTACTTCGTTTTGGACTTCAAGATTTTGATAAAAATGTAGGAAGTGCATTCAATCCAGTTTATTTAAAATCACCTTTGTTAAGTGCTGTAGATGCTTCTCAAAAATCTTATGATCAATTAACACCTAATTTTATAAATAAAATAAAATTAACAGATATGAAAAGAGATATAGATCAAAAAAATAGTGTAAGAAATATTTTAGATAAAGGATTATATGATTCTGACACAAATACATTTAATACAACAATAGTTAATGATTTAATAAAAACAGGTGATGTAACTAAAGCAAACGCTATAGACAGTATGATTGCAAGAAACAAAGCTGCAATGAAAACATTAGCAGATACACATGAAAGAAAAGTAGGTTATGGTAACGAAATATATTATATTCCTAAAGAAGAAGGAACTAGAGGAGTTTATAAATTGGGCAAAAACGGACAACCAATTTTAACTGAAAGATTTGTGCCATCACCAGATCTTAGGTCTGTTGGAGAAGGTGGGTTAGTTGATGTTTCTGATCCAGAAAATGCTAAACAAGTTGTTACAGGAGTAAGAAATCCAGCAAGAGTAAAACAAGTTTCAAATGCAGAGGTAAAAGAAATAAGAAGATTAGTACCAAAGCTTTATACTAATAAAGAAGTATCTTTAGGTAATGATGAAGCTAGAGTTATAGCAAATGAAGTAGCAACAAAAAGAGCAAACGATACAGAAAATAAATCAACTAATGATTTAGTAATGGAAGTAATTAAAGAATTTAATTTTTTACAAAAGGCAGATGGTTTAAGAGGTATTTTTGATACAGGACCTACTAATTATAAAATTGTTATTCCAGATGAGTTTGGAACATCTGGTAAAAGAAAAAATATTAATGAATATTAAGGATTCATATGGCAGAGCCTAAAATTAAATATGACATTAATGGTGCTTTAGATGATGGACATACATATAAAGATATTGCTATTTATTTATCAGAAAAAAATAATTACAATTTAGATGAAGCAATAAAAGATGGTTATAATTATCAACAAATATCTAAACATCTTGCTAACTTAACTCCATCAAATAAAAAACCTGAAAAACAAAAATCAGAATCCTATAAAAAATCTAGGTTAGACAGAGATAGTCAAGGTAATGTTATCGGTCCTTTTGATAGCAATACTTTTATTGGCAGCACATTAAACGAATTTTCACAACCAGAAAAAATACCAGATCAACTTATGCGACAATTAGGTTTAACTGCAAGATATTTAGCAGAAGGAACTGCTGAAACTGCTGATTTTGTAGCAACGCCAGTAAGAGGTCTTATGAATTTATTGGCTAAACCTTTTACAGATGAACCCTATTTTAAACCAATTACTAAACCAACTAAAAATTTATTAGATGAATTAAATGTACCTTTTCCTGAAGATAAAGGTGAAAGAATTGTAGGCGAAGCGACTAAATATATACCATTGACTGGTGGACCTAATTTAATTTTAAAAGCTACAGATCCAAAATCATATGCTGGTAAAAATATAAAAGAATCATTATTAGAAAATCAAGGCAAACAATTATCTTCTGGAGCACTAATGGGTGCAGGAACTCAATATGCTGCTGAAGAAGATGTTGGCACAGCAGGTCAATTAGCTACAGGATTTGGAGCTAGTGTATTACCTTTTTTAACTAAAGGTAAAAGTATGTCTACAAATCTTCCACCCAAACCATTGTACAAAAAAAATCTAACAAAAGCTGAAGAAGTAAAACAATTAAAATTAACTCTTGATTACGAATCTGAACTTGCAGAAACATTAAAACTTGGAGTAGATCCTAAAAATGCTAAATTTCAAACACTTAAAAGACTAGGATTATCTGAAGATAAATTATCTCAAGCATATATTAATGTAAGTAGACCTATTAAAACTTTTTTAAATAAAAATAATGAATTAGATTATACTGCTATAAATACAGCAATTTTAAATAAACAAAAAGAAGTTATAAAAAGTCCATCATTATTTACTAAAATAACAGGAAATCTTACAACAAGAATTAAACAGTATAGTCCAAATATTGCAAATAGATTAAGATTGTCAGATTTTAATGAGCAAAGTAAAGTTGCTAGAAAAATAGAAACAGTTGAGCCTTTTATAAAAAATTTAAATCAAATTAAGAAAAGAAATCCTGCACAATATAAACAATTACAATTAGATTTATTTAATGGTAATCATAATAATGTATCAAAAATTATGCAAGATATTAGTCCTGATGCTTCACAATCATGGAAAAATACAGAAGCTATGTTAAATTCAACCAGAAATGATTTACTGCAATCTGGATTTAATATTAATAAAATTAAAAATTATTTTCCAAGAAGTGTAACGGATGTAAAATTATTATATAGAGGTTTAAATATTGAACAAAAAAACATTATAGATTTAATGTTAAATAATAAATTATTAAATAATAGAGCTGCTGCAATATTAAAAAAAGATAATAAACTTACAAAAGATGATGCTATTACATTAGCAAAAACTCAAATTAAAGAAGAAAATTTAGATGCTAATACTGCATTAAGTGCTGATGAAATTTCAGATATTTATGATAATTTTTTAAGAGGATATGGAACTAGTAAATTAAAATTAGGTGCTCCTTCATTTACAAAACAAAGAACAATGGGAGAATTGACAGAAACAGAATTGCCATATTATGATGATGCTGGCGAAAATTTATTAAATTATATTAGATCTACTCAAAAACAAATAGAACACAGAAGGTTTTTTGGTGAAGATATTCCTATGTCTTTTGGTAGAAATGATAAAGGCGAAGCTAACGAATCTCTTATACTTGATTCTATTGGAAAATTATTTAAAAAAGAAAATGACATAAGACAGGCTAATAATCAACCAAAATTAACAACGGATGAAATGAATGAATTAAAAAGTTTATTGTTGTCAAGATTTGGTAAGGGTGAACAACCAACAGGAAAATTTGTTGCTACTTTAAAAGACATAATGTACACATTAACACTAGCTAATCCATTTTCAGCAGGAACTCAATTAGGAGATATTTCTCAAACTGCATTTCAAATGAATACTAAAAAAGCAGTAGGTGCTTTATTATCAACTAAACAAGCAAAATTAAAAGATTTAGGTCTTGATAATACAGTTAATGCTGATTTAACAAAAGAATCTAGATTGTCTTCAAAGCTTTTAGATAAATTATTAGGAGCAAATTTTTTTAAAAGAGTAGATAAAATTGGTAAAGAAACTAATATGAACGCTGCATTAAAAGAGGGACAAGCATTAGCAAAAAATTCTAAAGGATTAAAAATATTAGAAAAAAAATGGAAAAATGTTTTTGGAAATGAATATGATAATTTTATTAAAGATTTAAAATCTGGAGATTTAACAGATAATGTAAGATATTATTTGTGGCACAACTTAGCAGATCAACAACCTATATCTTTATCAGAAATGCCACAAATGTATTTAGATCTTCCTAATGGTCGTGCATTTTATGCTTTACAATCATTTGCTTTAAAACAATTAGATGTTATAAAAAGAAATATTTTAGATGAATATAAAAATGGCAATAAGAAAAAAGCTGTTGTTAATGCAACCAGATATTCTTTAATTGTTGGAGGAGGTAATACGCTTGTTGATTATGGAAAAGATGTAGTCTTAGGACGGGAAATAGATCCATACAATATACCAAAAGATATATTATTTAATACTATAAAAGTATTTGGTGTTAATGAATATGCTTATGATAAATTTTTAAAATCAGGAGAAGTTGATGAATGGGTTAATTCTATGTGGATGCCACCACTAGGGGTTGTAGCAGCTCCTGCTGCTGATGCTATGAAATTAACTCAAATAGCATTAGATCCAGATGAAGAAATAACAATGCAAGATTTATATAATTTACAAACAACAAGAAGAGCACCTTTTGTTGGATCTTTAGTTCAAAATTATCTTGGAGGTGGTAGGGAAAGATATAATGAAGAAATAGATGATAAAAGAACTGATAATATTTTTGGAATAGAATAATGAACGATATAAACCCAGTAGAGTTTGGCAAGATGAAAGAGCAAATAGAACATTTGCAAAAAGGACAAGACGAACTTAGAAAAGATATGAAAGAAATTTTAGCTTTAGCTGAAAGATCCAAAGGGGGTTTTTGGATTGCTATTTCATGTGCTGCTTTTTTTGGAAGTTTAATATCTGTAGTTATTAGAAACTGGATGCAATAATGAAATCGTTAAAAAAAATATTTGGTAAACCTGTAATAGTTACGCTTGCTGTACTTGCAGCATTACCTATTACTCCTTTAGTATTATGTTTATTATACGGATGGACTTATTAAAATACTTATATTAGATATAGAAACTTCTCCACATACAGGCTTTCATTGGGGATTGTTTCAACAAAACATTAGCATAGGTCAGCTAATAGAATCTTCTAGTGTATTGTGTTGGGCAGCTAAATGGTTAGGTAAAAAGAAAGTATATTTTTCTAGTATATTTCACACAACTTTTTCAAAAATGATAAAAGAAATATATAATTTAATAGATGAAGCTGATGCTATTATTACTTACAATGGCAAACGATTTGATATGCCAACACTTAATAAAGAATTTTTATTACAAAAATTACCACCACCTAGTCCATACAAAGACATTGATCTGCTTACAACTGCTAGGGGTAAATTTAAGTTTGCTAGTAATAAATTAGATTACATTGCACAATTATTAGGAATAGGTCAAAAAACTTCTCATGAAGGTATGCCTTTATGGATTGAGTGTATGAGTAAAAATCCTAAAGCATGGAGGTTAATGAAAAAATATAATATACAAGATGTAAAGCTAACAGAAGAAGTGTATTATAAATTACAAGGTTGGATAAACATACATCCTAATCATAATATAGAAAAAGAAGATTTAGTATGTCCAAATTGTGGCTCTACACATTTACATAGAAAGGGGTATCAAAAATCACTTACAAATACTTATCAAAGATTGCATTGCCAAAATTGTGGGAAATGGAGCAGAACAAAAATATCTCTAAAGAAAAACAAATCAGAGTCAGCTATACCCATATAAAAAAAATTAAAATGGACATACAATTAATAGCCTTGCATATGTTAGATAAAACTATTGATAATGTTGATATTGTGCATGGCGAAGATACTATGGTAATACATTTAGATGATGGATCATCTGTAGAATTAATTATTGATAGTGCTTATATGAACATACAAGACTTGGATGATTAGTTATAAATTTAATGTGCGATAAACTTTTTTATCATGCCATTGTTTATCAGTAGAATTTTTATACAAATTTAAAACAGTCAAAGAGTTTTTAAAAATAGGTTTGCTATAACCTGAAAAACAAAAAGCATAAATCAAAGGGCATTCATCACTATGATAAGCATTAATAAGATCAGGTAAAATATCTATTTCTTTTTCTTTAATATTAGCAGTTCCCTTTACATTGCAAACAAATGTTTTTTTATTAGCATATACAAAATAATCTGGTATGTTGCGAAGTAATGGATTTACATTATAAAATTCTGGAACTGAATTATTTTTTTCATCAAAACCTAATCTTTGTAAATAATAATTTTTACAATAGTTTTCAAAAAAGTCTTCAGCAAAATTATTTCCGTTGTTTCTTTCTTTGTAATTCATGTTAGCGTTAAGCATATATTCTTCTATCTGCAATAGTCAATAAGTTATCCATAGCTAACTCTAACTTTAACTCATAATAAATAGGCTTCTTACTTCCTAACCACCTAGCATATACTGCTTCTCTTTGTTCTCTAGGCAAACTATTTATAATTGCATTCATAGTTTTAATATTCTTACTATCAGCTTCCCCTACCATATCATCAAATGCTTCTGATGATTCTCCTCCACTAGCAATGCCTAATGATTTACTAGGGTATCCAAGTTTATGGCTATCATGTTTCATCCATGTAGACCAATCTTCTAAAAGAACCATTAACCTTTTAATCTGCATATTTTTTTGCTTTTAATTTTAAAATTATCTAAATTTTTTTTATGATTAAAAACTGTATCCAATCCACATCTCATAGGGAGTTTGTACATATTATGCCTATTGTGTTTCTCACTAATTAATATTTCCGCAGTTTCTAATGTTCTGATAACAGCAAATACTGATTGATAATTCATGCCTATTTCATTTGCTATTTGTGATGTATGTTTTTTGTCTTCTCCAATTGTCTTAATTATTAAATCAGCTAATTGTTTTCGTTTTATTTTTTCACCATTATCAAATGTAAATATATAGGTACTTGTTTGTGCTGATAATGCTTCCGCCATATTAATCTCCTTAACTAATATCTACTATCCTACTAACCCATTTATTGTTTTTCTTATGCCATCCTTCTACAATAATAACCCAGTTAGCATCCCTTAAATGAGAGATAGCATCACTATCCTCCATCTTCTTTACTCTGGCACTAATGTTGCTATAACTTGTAACCTGTATGCCAACTGTATTACCTTTACTGTCTACTGCTAATAGATCAATTATGCCAAAAAGGTCTTGGCGTATCTTAGCAAATGCATTCCATCTTTCTACGATAGAAACTAATGGGTAATCTCCACTATTTCTTAACCTCTTTAATGTTCTTTGTGTCGGTGATACTGCCATCAGACTTATCCTTTATTGATTTTTCATGATCTTCTTTTACCATTTCATCTCGCCAAGCAACTTTTTGTTTATGTAATTCAAACTGATCTAAAGCTGGTTTCGAGTTAAATATTCTATTCCATGCTTCTTCTAGATCTTCATCAGTTACTTCTTTTGGTCTTCTTCCGCTACCCTTTCCCATTACAATCCCTCCTTAACTTACAACTGTTATGAACATCTCTATACCTTATAGTATTGGTTGCCATGTCTATGTTTCTAATAACTGTACCCTCTGGTAAATGTATATAATCTTTCATTAAACATCTACTAGCTTTTTTGTTTGGATAAAACAATGAAACATAAAGCTCTGCCTGTAAACAATTTTGAAAATTACCTATATATTTAAAATCATCTTTTATAGGGTTAGTGCTTATTACCATAACAAAAGCATACTCAATCATAGTGATTCCTCCTGTTTAAAAAACTCCTTTCGTTACAATCCTTGTAGTATGTTCATTTAATATTTGATACTTTGTATCGTTGCTATCAGGTGTAAATGTAATGCTATGTTTATATCCATCTACATGAAAGTAATCAATCTTTATCTCTGGTTTTTTTTCTTTTTTCTTTGTCATGCTTGCAAACTCCCTTCATATTATATGTACCTATGTCAGAGGTTAAACTACACCACCATAATTTTCCATCATGATAACAAGCGTAATTGTCGCAAACATTACATAAGTGTTCTTTTTTTAAATTAACCTTCGTCATGCAAAGAATCGTCTATCCATTCATCTTCTTTAACTTTAGCTTCTAATACTGCTAATTCTTCTTTATGTACTTTAATCATCTGTTCAAGATACCATATAGTTTTGGTACAGTCATCTATTCTATCTGTAGGTTTTTCAGACTTTAAACCCTCACGACTAATATATTTTATTGCGTTGCCTTTTATATAACCATAAAATTCTTCCTTACTCATTTTGGCTTGCATATATTCTATGGTTTCAATACCTCCCAACTTGTAATGATCTGGATTTATTTTATCAGACATAACTAAACCTCCTCTAATGGAGGTAAAATTAAATCAGAATCAATACTTTCTATTTCAGGAAGAGTTGTAATCTCATCAGATGGAAATAAACTTTCATCGTTTATATATATGTTTGGATCAACATATACTTCTTCTTCCAGACCACCCCCAATTATTTCTATGGTTACTATATCTTCTCCATTCTTACTTGGGTTGTAATGATATATTGAGTATTGAATACCAGCTAGTATTGCAATTGTTAATATTATAATTAATGTTTTTGTTTTTAAATATTCCATAAATATCCTTTATTAAAATTAAATGAATACATTCAACTCCCAAGTTCTCATCGCAATAATTCAGACCTATTCCAAACTACTGCACTTGAGAGCAAATGTATATACACGCCAATGTAACCTATATTAAAACGGAATATCATCTGCAACCTTAGATACTGTTTCTCTTGGAGCATTTGATCCGTTGTTATTGCTTGGCTTTTGAGGTTCACTCAAGCGACCTTGCATATAAGATACACCTCTTGCGGAAGTTTTATTCCATGCACTAAGTGACATTTCCTTACCTCCCTCAAGCGTTACAGTACCTGTAAAGTCAGGTCTTTTATCATTATCTCCCTTGTCATTTGGAAATAAGACAAAACTATTGGTATTATCATACTCTGCCATACTTACTTCTCCTTAATGGTTTTTAATTTATCTTCAACTTCTTTTAAAAAGTTTTCAACACTCACTTCCAGACGATCAATATAATCATCATCTCTTTCTACTCTTTTAATAAAGAGTTTATATGCTTTAGGAAAGCTAGGTTGATATGATACAAAGTCACACCATTGCTTACCTGTACAAGCCATCTGCCATTGCATTTGGTTTATATATTTTTTATTAATTATTTCTGTTGCTAGTGTAGTGGTATGCGTAATAGGTTGAACACATTTGATTTCAATTAATCCATCCTTATGTACTAACCCATCAGGACTAGCACCACTCATACTTATGCTTGGATGATCTATAAAACCTACCTCCCTTACATCCTTATCTAGTAATAGCTTATTAAAATTAGCATACTCTATCCTAGCTTCATCTTCATAATCAATGCCATGTTGCATAGCAGCAGTTACATACATGGGAGTTACTTTATTGGTAAGTCTTTCTGTTATTAGCTGATAGAAATATTTTTCTTTTGCTAATTTAGATCCACTTATTACAACATCAACCATGCTTGCAGTTACCTTACCTAACCTAGCAGAAAACCACTCAGCACTTCTCTGTTCCATTATGCTTCCTCCTCTTTCTGTAATGCAATCATTCTTTCTACAAAAGGTTGACATAACTCTCTATCAGTATTTTTAAGTTTATTAAAGTATTTTCTACAAGCATCTATACCATCTACTTGATATAACTTTTCTATATACTCTAAAGCATCTACTTCAGGGAGGTCTTCGCCTTGATAAATGTAAAGCCCAAGACCATGCAGAGCTATTGCTTTTGCTAAACATCTCATCATAGCGGTGTTTAGATCTTGCGAATCAGGTTTCTTGATGGCTTTGTTTTTATTATCCATAACTGCAAGTTGTGAAGTCATTTCTTTTCCAAACGCTTTTACTGTACAGAAAACCATCATACTTCCATCAGGCAATGTCATAGGCTCTGCATAAGTCCATGTTGCTGATTCATCATGTTGCAATAAAGTATCTACTGCCCAACT